TTAGCTTTGCGTCTTAATGCCTGCAGCTTTTTCTAGCTCTGATAGTCGAGCTTCCGCCAAGCCTATTCTGGCTAAGATTTCGGAATTTTCTGACGTGCTCTTTTTCGTTGTTATGCCAGTTAAAAGCCAATTGATATCCATTGAGTATTTATTAGCCATATAGATTAGAATCTCAGGATTTGGAAAGCGGTGCCCGTTTTCTATTCTGGACATCACAACTGCATTGCCAACTTCTTTCAAATCTTCTTGAGTAATTCCTTTTTCTTTTCTGAATTGTTTAAATCTTTGACCGATCAAAGCTAAATTACTATCTCTATTTTCAGTCTGTGTAGCCATATATCTTTATTTTATTATTTAGATTTTTATGTAAAACTTCGAAACAATTGTTACCTAACCATAGGTAGGGCGAGCAACGGCCAACTTGCTTTAAAGTTGACTTAAAATATAAATTACTTAAAAACGACTGGTCGAAAAGGTCATAAATGAAATCTGTCACTTCTCGCACCAGGTTCTCATCTTCATCTTGATAATTTATGTTTACACACATTGCTATCTTACTTAAGATCCTTGCCCTGTTGGTGCCAAAGCTATTCATCTCGATCAGTTTAAGCCGTAAATTTTTAGGTTTTGGCTTAATATATATTCCGCCGGCTAATATTCCATTTTCTGACAAAGAACTTTCAAGAATATGTTTCTTTATAATTTTGAAAACCTTAAGTTCAGCAGGGGAGTAGTCGGCATTATAAGGCATTACCGGAGCTCCCTTTTTATAACATTATAAATTTGCTCGATTTCGTCCATGAATACCTGGATATCTGGGTACTTGTCTTTATCAGGATTAAGAGATCTTAAAATTAGTTGCCCCGTTTCAAGATCCTGGTGAGCTATCTGTTTCGCGACAATCCCTTCGGTCCGATGGACAAAGATCCAGTTAGGCCATTGGTGGTTGTGGAGTTTACTTTTCCAAAGTTCACGTTTTACTTCTCTTCCTGTTGCAATGGTTCCATCGGGCATGGCTTCTTTAACATCTCCATTATCCATGCTGTGACCACTGATCTCAAATGATCTGTATTTTCCTCGAACGTACTTATCAACGGTTATATAATGTTTCGGCAACTCTTCTATAAATTCTTTATCGGCATATCCAGTTAAATATCCAGCTTGTGCATAGACAGGTACTAGTTCCGTCCCCATGCGGTAACGACCTGGTGAAATTTCTGTGAATTTTTGATCCCCATCTTCATCATAAATTTCCGGATTCCCAATATCCTTTGCGTTTGAAATTGATTTATTGTTTGAACCCGTTCCAAAAACCTCCTCTTCTGTAGTTGAGAATTTTGTAAGTATATTATTTACTGTTTCTCTTTCTAACGATTGAGATTTAAAATATTGGTACACGGTCTGTCTGCTAACACCCAACGTTTCTCCTGCTTTTCCCGCGCCAATACCTTTAAGTTTTAAAAATCTTTGGATTTAAATTTTTCTCCTTGATATACAGACATATACAAAATAATGTAATATTACATATTGCATTATGTAATTAATGTAATTACATTTGTACCATACGAACAAAACAAAGGTAATACAATAGTTTAAAACAGGCAATCCCAAAATAGTACCAAATGAGTAAACAGCGAATTATAGGAGGGATGATCGACAAAACAGTCGAAATATTTGAAGACATCGAAACGCGTATTCTTTACTGTAGTCATGATATGCGTCAAACCATGTGGCCGAATTTTCCGAGTAATGTAATGGAAATGATTAAGCAAGATATGCTTAACAATCCTAAAAAATTGGAGCATCTGGCAAAGTGGCCAAACCTTAGACAGGACCAACAGATAAAGCAATACACACTTTGCAACTTCGGTGGCCTTGACGATTCACCTGATTTCGACGAAGATGGAACGGCTCATAGGTCTGAGTTCTATGATTGCGGACGGCGAGGTGCCTGCAAATTTGAAGGCAAAATTTGTGATTCTATTCAGGTTAAAAATGGATATCTAACCAAAGCAGAGCTTGAAGTTCTGAGATATATCCGTCTTCCTGATAAATCGATCGCTGAAAAGCTAAACCGGTCACCGGAAACCATTTCTACGCATTTGCAAAATATTCGTGAGAAAACTGGACAATCCGATAAGTTGAACTTGGCCTTATTTGCCGCAGCAAAAGGAATAACACTTTACAAACCAAATAAAAAATAAATAATGGAACTACATACGATTATCAAAATAGAAAAGCAACCCACAGTAACAGACCATATCGAAGAGATGACTGGTGGAGATGTTAAAAGATTTCATTTGCAGCATATTAAAGCGGTCCGTGAAGCTTGCGGCCGTAAAATGAAAATGGATAAACCGCACATGAGGTATACTACAGTTGTAAATGCTGTTGCCGGTTTTATCGAGGTAAAAGCAGAGTTGAAAACAAATGGAGGTGAGAATGAACCGATTCAAAACAATTAGCATCGTTGAACCTGAATTAATCTCCCTTCTCCAGGAGTCAGCGGAACTCGGTGCGACCAGAGCACTAATTTCTGTAGGTAAAATGTCTCAGTTCATTTCGAACCAAGAAGCATACAGAAGAATTGGAAGCCGAAGAAAAGTAGATCGATGGATTCAAGAGGGAGTTCTTAATGTGACGGAAGCGGGAATCGATGTCACTCAATTAAATGCCATAGCAGCGAGTGCTAATCTGGCAACTTACGAACACACCAAAGGGAAAAAAGCATGAATTTCTTAGCGAGTACTCTAGAAGATCTAGGATTTTCTAGATATGAATGGAGCGATGAAGAAGTTGGAACGGTGATCGATCACAAGTTTGAAAACGAAAATTTTGCAATTGAAATTACAAACCTTCAAACTGTTGAAATAACCACTAAAGGCCAATATATAGAGCTACCAAACATCAACAATGATGAAAAATTGCAACAATTAATAAGTCTATTAACTAAATAAATCTATTCAAAAATGAATATCCTAATCAAAACAATTTCAATCATCAATTTTAAAGGTGTCAAGAATTTTAAAATTGATTTCGCAGAGGTGACGAACATCTTTGGCGCCAACGCTACAGGCAAGACAACAATCTTTGACGCTTTCCTATGGTTACTTTTCGGTAAAGACTCAAACGATCGGAAAGATTTTAATATCAAGCCGCTTGATATGGAAGGTCAAAAAACCGATAAATTAGAGAATGAAGTCTCAGCTATCATCGTAGTTGATGGAGAAGAAATTAGTATCCGTCATATCCATCGCGAGAAATGGACCAAAAAGAGAGGAGAAGCTATTGCGGAGTTTACCGGAAACGAACACCTTTATTACTGGAACGAGGTCCCTTTGCAAGCTGGAGAGTTTCAAGCTAAAGTAAACGGTCTATTGGACGAGAAGGTTTTCAAGCTAATTACAAATCCCCTTTACTTTAATTCAATGCCTTGGCAGGATCAACGTACAGCTTTATCAAGTATTGTTGGAGAAATCACGGATGACTTCCTTTCTGCCAAATATCCTGAGCTTAAGGTGCTGTTGGAAAATCTCTCGGGCAAATCATTGAAAGAATTCAAAGCTAAAGTTGCATCCGACAAAAAGTTATTGAAGGATAATATTGAACAAATCCCCGGACGTATTGACGAGCTTGAGCGCTCAAAACCTGAATTGGTAAGTGAAGATGGTATTAACGAGCGTATTACTGAATTGCAATCGAAATACGATTTATTGGATCAGCAGATCACAGACCGGAATGAAGCTTATAACGCGGCCAATGCTCAAATCAATAAAGCTATCCTTGATAATCAAAACGCAATACATCAGGCTAAGATTGAGAAGCAAAATATCGAAGCCAATCATAAAGCGGCTTATAATTCAGAATTGAACAATAGCCAGTCTGGTATAAATGAAGCGAAGTCCCGGGTTACAACTTTACAGTCTCAGCTTTCCGTCCAAAATCAGCAATTAGACTCGTTGGTTAAAACGCATTTCGACCATCTAAAAAGGCTTGAGAAAGATAAAGAAGATATTCAATCTAGAATGGATTCATTGCGTGAGCTGTTCAAGTCAGTAAATGGTCGTGAATTAAATGAAAATGAGACTTGTTGCGAGGGATGTGGAAGAGAGTTCGAGCCTGAGAAAATTGAAGAGGTAAAAGCCGCCTTCGTTTTACGCAAGAAAAATGAACTTGCTGGAATTAATGTCCAGGGGCAGGGATTGAAAAAGGATCTTGAGAGAAGAGATGAAGAAGGCCGGACCGCTATCGAACAATTTGAATTAACTAAAAACGCTTTGGATAATTCGATAGCCACTATTCAAAATTCTTTGGCTGAGGCGAGATCAAAATTGGAAGCATTTCAAGGAACCACTACGACAACGATTGATTCCGTAGAAAGTCGTCTTGCAAACGATCAATTATATCAAGATGTGATTTCAAAAATTTCTTCACTTGAAAGCCAAAAATTCGAAAAGCCTGAAAACATTGATCTTGGCGATCTTAGAGTTCAAAAGGCTACTGTAAACGCTGATATTGATTCTCTAAAACGTCAATTAACTGTTGGCGATCAAATTGATCGCGCCAATGCTCGTATCCAGGAGTTGAAAGATCAAGAACGCGGATGGTCCCAACAATTGGCTGATCTTGAAAAACTGGAGTTTTCTGCCGAGAAATACGAAAAAGCCAAAGCGGAAGAATTGGAAGCCCGTGTTAATGGTCTCTTCAAGTATGCCAAGTTTACTTTATTCAGCAAGCTTAATAATGGCGGTGAAGAGCCAACTTGTAAAGCTACTTTCAACGGGGTGCCATTCTCTGACTTAAATACTGCTGGTAAGATTTTGGTAGGAATTGATATCATCAATACACTTTCAGCTCACTACAAGGTCACAGCTCCAGTATTCCTGGACAATAGAGAGTCCATTTCCGTTATTCCAGAAACAGCTGCGCAGGTAGTAAACTTGATCGTGTCACCATTCTCAAAACTGAACGTTGGATTGCCTTTGTATAGTCCAGAATTCCTTGCCGAATTCGAACGCTATAAAGAAGAAACTGGCAATTCTTTTGAAGCATTTATCGATCGGAAATTAAGCGAACGCGCTGCCTAATGGCTAAGAAAATTGTTGCACCACTTCAATCATTTGGACTGGTATCATGTGAGGAATGCATTTATAAATTAAATGATGATGGAGTATTGATGTGGTGCAACAAATCAAAAATGCCTAGACCTACCAAACCATTTAAACACTGTATTTACAAAATCAAAAAAGAAAATAAAGATGTCAAATAACAATCAAACACCGGCAACAACAAATATCAACTCAGATATTGCCGTAGCACAACCAACTCAGTCGGAAAGATTCACAATGGCTGTAATGAAAGAGTTTACTGCGAATGCAGGAGATGTTCAACTTACTAATTTTCAAAGAAAGCTTATCCAAAATTATTTCATTAAGCTTGATATGACATTAAAGGAAAACGAAGTTAAAAGACTTGGAAAGGCTGAACAATATCGCGATCAACTTGAGTTTGTTTGGAAAAACGTGAATATGTCCCAATTAGCATTGGATGTAGTTGCGTATTCAAGTATCGGTTTAGATCCTTTGCAAGACAATCACATCAACTTAATTCCTTACAAAAACAAGAAGACTAACCAATTCGATATTGGTTTCATTATAGGCTACGAAGGAATGAAAATTAAAGCCGTAAAATACGGGTTTGAGGTCCCAGATGACGTAATAGTAG